AAAAATTATCGTGAATTTTTATCATATTAATTTTCTTTTTAATAGGACGAGGGGGACTTGAACCCCCACGGGAATACTCCCAACAGATTTTAAGTCTGGTGCGTCTACCACTTCCGCCACCGTCCCACAAAAAACCTATTCAGGTTTATAAGTTACAGGATGAAAATTACAATACTCATTGAAAGTAATCTTCATTTCTTTGTTAGACAGACCGCAATGTTGTGCAGCTTTAGGGAGATTCCATTTAGCTTGAAACAACATTTCCATTGCTTCTCGTGTTTCTGGTCGCATATTAGAATGGTACGATTTGAAGTTCTTGAGCGTTTAGTTCGTTTTTAACGTAAGATTCCCACCTCATTGCGTCTTCAATATTGTAGAATACGACTTCATGTTTGGCAAGACCTTTTTTCTTGGGTTTGAAGTATTGAACCTTATACTTCATCTGCGACTACCTCACCACGCAGTTCTGCGAGTTTTGCAGTTGCAAGAGACTCAACACAAGTCCAATAGAGTTCACCACTCATCGGGAAGTTTTCACGACAGAAATACTCTGCGGTGTCTTCTTGCAGGCCCTGAAGGGACTTCAGAGTATCACGATCAATTTGCATGGGGTGTCCTTGATTACATGGCTATAATACCAAGACCCACTGGACTCGTCAAGGGGTGTATGACAGATTTTTAACTGGTCGCAACCCCTGTAGTATTGGACGAGAACCTATTTGCACTTCTATAAGTGGTTGGTTCAAAGGGCGTTAAGTCAATATTGTTTAGAATCGCAACATCGGCAGTGAGTCTATTGATTTCCACTTCTGCATAAACTTTTCCTTGTAACATAGCAAAAGCTTCGCTTTCCAATTTATCTCTCAGAGTTCTTAAAACTCTGGCTTTATTCAGAGTATCAGTGATGCGAGGTTGGTTTCTTGCAATAATAGCGTCTCTACTTGATTCTGCTGCAGTAATTGCAGTATCTAAAGCACTACATCCAGTCAAACCAGGATTTGTTGGGCTTGTTCCACTATAATTGATACTATATCTGGATGGAGTACTTGTTGTAGTTCCAATTCCCGCAGTGCTTACAGTGATTGATTGTCCTTCTGTTGCATATGTAAATGTACTTGCAATTGCAACTCCAGAAGTGTTGTATGTATATGTAATATATCCAGGCCACTGAGTTGTTCCACTATAATAAGTCACATATCCGTTTCCACATGCAGGTTCTGGAGAGAATTCGGGCCCAATAACTTCTTCCCACTGGAATGGTCCGGAAGAACTACCATTGTTTACTAATATTGCTGTGTGACCAAGACCAACTCTAGTAGTATCCATGATAGCAATAGTCACTGGATCTAATGGATTGTTGGTATAATCAAAAGTATCAAGAACAGATTGAGTTGTTCTAATTGCTGTGAAAAATGCGTCATTAGCATCAGCGTTTATGGGTTGATCTAATAATAATGATGGAAACTCCGACTTTATTCCCACAGTGAATACAGTAGTTGCAGCTCCAGTAGCTGGAGAACTTACAACTAAAGCAGGACCACTTGTTGATGAAGATATGAAAGATCCTGTAGCATAGTTCCAAACTTCAATTGTATAACTTCCAGTGGAAAATCCAACGATTGTTGTTCCTGGTGTTAAAACTCCGATCTTTTCTATGGAATCTCCTGTATTAATTCCAACAGTTGAACCTATTCCAGTGTGGACAATGATAGTTGATCCAAACGCAACAGTTCCACCAAACTCTACAGAGTTGATGGTAATTAAACTGACTCCGAATCCAACTATATCTGGTAGATTTGCAGAACTGTATAATTGCGGATTATCAATACTATCGGTGATAGTGTCACCCAATAGTAGACTATTGGTTCCTCCGATACTAGTTACAGCAAGATTGGTTGCACCATATCCAGCACTACCAGTAAACTCTGCAACAATATTAGAACCATAGTCTTGGTTTTGTGGTCTTCTATAATACTTTACACCATACTTATTATAATCAATCTGAACGGCAGAATTTTTTCTTGCAGTATATGTGTAAGTACTATAACTACTTGTCAATCCAACTTGATATGTGTTTGATGCAGTTAGTACCCAAATCAGATCAGTTTTGCAACCATTAGATATTCTGTTGTCATATGCAGTTTTTACCGAACTTATCGCAACATTAATCTCATCTACCAATGGTAGAATTGATCTGTCCATATTTTCAATAATTGCATCGTATTGATCTATACGGACATCATAAAGTTGAAGTTGATCTCGGATCATCTCAACTTCAGCTCTTCTTTGTTCTAATTGTTCTTCCAGTTCTGCAACAAAATTAGTTGATATCATCTTTCTCTATTTGTAATTTTTCAACGTCAATTCTTTCAGCATATACAACATAACTACAATTTATTGGTCCTCCTGCATTATTTACCACATTTATTCTTCTTCCCCACTCTATATTTTTTACAAATAATTCTTGATAGAACTCGTGTGGTGTCAGATGTACGGTAATTGTTTCTGGATCAATTAAATTAACCCAATAATCAGGTAATTCTATCACATTACTTCCTACAAGTTTACCTCTATGATAAACACCTATCTCTGGACCTTCAATACATGCATGAATTAGTCTTTTCCCTGGTTTGTTGGGGTGTGGAATATCAAACTGTTTAAACGGAGCAGCAACACCTGCAAATTGTCCGTAATTTGCCTTAATATAAGAACATAGAATTGCTTGTGCTTTAATAAGTTTTGCAGTACCTACAGACTGCATTACTTTTGCACCAGCAGTCTGTTGGACTCCTGCTTTGGTACTTAGTCCCAAAGATGTTGCAAGGGCTTTCTTTACACTGATTCCAGTCTTAATAGTAGCTCCACTAGCATTAGTGATCGCAAATCTGTTGATAACACCAGTTAAATTGATGTTCCCGACAAAGTTAGAAATACCAGTAACTTCTAAAGATGCAGGTACTCCCAATCCAATAGGAGGACCAATCATACAAGCAGCTCTTGCAACACCAGCAGATGCAACAAGTCCAATATAAACAGGTCCGTTTAATACGGCAGTACCTGGGAAAATTCTAGAAGTTGCAGTTAAAAAAGAAGTATCTAATGCACCTACTACTAACTTATCACCAATATGTTGAATTGAAAATGTCATCTATCACTCCCCACATTCTAACCATTTTTTAAATTTTTGTAAGACTTTCATAATTTGACCCAAGAAAGATCCCTGTGTAATATCAGTAATTACTCCACCACTAGCAGAGATACCAGCAGCAGTTTCTACAAAGTTTCCTCCAATTGCTGCAGTTGCTGTGGCTACTGTGTCAATATTAGTTCCCTTAAAAGTTTGTTTTGGAGCATTAGTTGCGATCTGTTTTGCAGCATTTATCGTAACTTCTCCTTCTCCATCATAAGCAACAATTCTTATATTTCTACCTCTAAGAATTATATCACCATCCAAGGCATCTATTATTATATCTCCATTAATGGTTCGGATTACTTTAGCTGGTTCTCCCTCTTGACAATCCTCGCCACTTAATTCGTAAGAAGTCTTATAACAAATATCAAACTTCATTCCGTCCGTAGTGTAGTGATATCCTTGATTATTGTCTGTAAACATCGAATAATCAATTGTCCTCCCAGCACCATCTGGAACACCGGATTTAGTAGTAAACCCCGGTTTCTTTTCATAAAATTCTTTTGGTTGTTCTGACATTTTAGCAATCGTCGCAACAGAGGTTTACATTAATAATTTGGTCAGTTGTCAATCCAACTCTTGAGTTTGGATTATCTACAATAAATTGTGGAATATATCTTAGAACAGGTCTTAGAACTGCTCCTTGACCAGTATTAGTATTTATTGTTGGTACAGGAAGCTCTCTGAACTCTGACTGACAAGAACTTGCGGATGTTATTCCAATTATTGATCCATTCGGAGTTAAAATTGGAGAATATGCACAAGACCCAATATTAATAATATCTCCACTAGTATAACCAATTCCTGGTGAAGTTATAACAATATTAGTTACTATTCCTACAGGAATTGAAGAAATTCCAACTCCACCTCCAGTCGTGCCTATTCCAGTTCCTCCACTTGTTGTACCTATTCCCGTAGTACCATCAGTCAATCCGACACCAAGATTGGTCTGACAATAACCACTTCCTGGAGAAATGATATAGATCGATTCTATATTTCCGTTTTCATTGATTATTGCACCAGCTTGAGCGCCCGATCCATATCTTGAATTATCTAGAATAGTTATACTTGGATTTTGTGTAAATCCCCTTCCAGCATTTAAGACTCTTATTGCAAGTATGGATCCCCTTGTTGGTTCAATAACTGCTACAGCGGAGGCACCAATCCCAGTTCCAGTAATTACTACTTCTGGTGGGACACAACGATAGAACCTCACTCCAGGAGGCATAGGAGTCATATCTTCTTGAGATGTTGGATTTACTATCCTTTCCCTACAATCTCTAAATGGAGTGGCTGCAGAACCATACATTGACAATAGACCTGTCCATTCATCTACAGAATCCCCAAGTCCACCTAGAATATCAATCTTACCAATTGCTTCTGCCCAATCATCGGTCTTGGGGAATTGAATTCCAGCAAATGGATCCCAAGTCTTTACTGGTTTACACTGCAGTCTATCGCATTCTAGGAAACTTAAAATTTGACTTAGATAATTTACAGATCCTCTAATATAAGAGGTTATTTGTCCGATTCCTCCAGTTAACCAATCTATTCCAGACAGAACAGAAGATAATCCACTATCAACAAGATCACCAAGTTTTTCTATTAAACTTGCAGCAACTTCTGATGCAGCACACTGAGGAATGTTGTTCGACTTTCCGATAAGTCCATTCAACATTCCCAGAATGAAATCTAATATTGGTCCAAAAAGTTTCTCAAAAATACAGAAGATTATGTTTATTATATTTTTTGCAGCCTCAGATATTTGTAACCATTGTGGTAATGGAGTTGTTGGTGCAAATGCTCTGAATAAACACCCAATTAATTTAATAATATTATCACGCATACCATTAATGATAAATTTCATTATGGATGCGATTAATCTAGCAACTTTTTTTACCTTTTGACGTATATCTACAACTTTGTTTCTGATCGGATCAATGAATCCCAAAGCAGTTTTTTCCAATCCATTTACAAATCCTATGAATCCTTGTAAAGCTGCTTGGATTTGTGCAATGAAGTTATTCCAACATCCATTGTCTCCTTGAACTGGGCCTGCGTCATAAAATGCTTTAAGTGCTCCCACAGCAGAAGCGTCATCATAAAACAGTTGATCTTGTACTATTCCAGTGAAGTTGAAATTTGATCCAGAATTAGATGATAACGGATTAAAATCAGTACTCAATCCGATTGTACCAGAAGTATCTACACCAAATGTTACTGCTGGTCCTGATGGTACTGTATTTGTTGGTGGTTGATTTATTTTACCTTCTTCTGGTTTTTTTCTCCTGGTTGAAGATGGAGAAAAGGCTCCTTGCATACCAGTAAAAGGTTTGAATCTGGAACTTCTTTCACTCTTTACTAACTCTGGAGTTACTAAATTTTGAACAGAAGTGTTTCTGTAGAAACAGGATACTACTACTGGTTGTTGGGCCTCATCACCATCTAAGAAAAATCCTAAAACGGATTCTCCACCAACTAGGGTTGGTAATTTACCAAAACCACCCTGTCCTGGAGCACCATCTGAAGCACTAGTTAGAATGTGTGCCCAGGGAAGATCCTCATCAGGAAGAATGTTTCCATCAAAAGTATGATAACCAATGATTCGGACTTTACATCTATAAGCCCAACTTCCTTTAGCGTCTACTCTGGATTTCTCATTACGCCAAACAGATGGATCAGCGACTTGGCCAATCCACCAAACGAATCCATCTTTTCCAAGAAAGTTTGACTTTAGTAAAGATTCTTCAATCATCAGTCGTCGTATACTCTACATTCTAGGGCGTCTGGATGGGTGTCGCAATATAACTCAAGTGGAGTTGGATCATGTTCATCCTCTGGATGAGCATCATGATATTTTTCCAAATCAGTGAGTTCTCCCTCAATATGACGGCGCATTTGTGGAGAAATCGTTGCATCATCAAGGATTTCTTTATCTTTTTGAATGTGTTTTTGAATGTTTTCCATAGTATCAATTAGTAAAGGCCGTAAGAATCTCTAACTAATTTTAGAGAGGTGACCATTGAATTTGGTTCAAAGTGGTGTCGCAATTCTTTAATAAGATATTTTCCACTTTGTTGTTCATCTACTGTGGGACTTTTTGCTACAACTTTTGGAAATTGAGCTTCTATTACCCCACCAGCTTTCAAATTTATGTTACATGGTACTACCATATTTAGTGACTGAGTGAACAGCAAGTTATATCTTGAAAATGATTTTGCCATGTCAACATTATCTCTTCCAGAATCTCCTGCAATATCATTTGGATCCAAAGTTCCTTTATCACTTGTTCGATAAAGTATCCTTGACGGAGATTCTTCGAATCCGGATGGAATTACAAGTTCATCCTCATTACCAAGTTTACTCCTAATTTCGTTTTTTAGATAGTATGTGTACAAATCTAACGTATTTGTGTATAAATCATAAAAATACGTTTTGTTTGCATACATTCCAACTCTCAGAGACTTCATTAAGTCTACATTTTTTTCTAGATTATAATTTATAATACTAAAATTTGCTTGAGAATCATTAGATTCATATGCACTGTTATAGAAGTAAGTTGCAAGAGTATTACCAGTTCCAGATGTTGTCGCAGATACCATGCGATCTATACTTCTAAAATTAAATCCGTCTTTAGTCTCATAGAACAAATATCCAGCAACACCTCTTGCTTCGCTTCCTCTAGCTCCAGAGTTCCCCGTTGATGGAATTCCTTTAGGGCATAACCAAGTTAATATGTGGAATGGTTTTTTCTGGTTTCCAATAAAACTATATGCATTTGATGTTGACTCTATATTTGCACGATCAAACTTAGTGGTCTGTAAGTCATTTTGTAAGATATCTATAACATGTTGATCTATACTTACCTTCCCATATTTCTTTTGGCATCTTATAGTTTCATTCGTTAAACCTTCTCTCGAAACTAGGTGTAGGGTGAATTGTTCTGACGTACCATCAGAAGTATATCCACTGACTTTGTAAACATACATCGCATATTCATCTTCCAAGATGAAATCTCCTGCAGCTGTACTTACATCAATGAGTACTTTTTCGCCACCTCTGATTGGGAGGGAGTTTAGAATGGGGTTACTTGATGTGACATCAATTGTCATTGTAACACAGGGCGATAAGATGTCTTCAAAGTAGTCCATTCCAAGAATACTGTTTGTTATATCAAGTCTTTTAGTGCCTTCTTTGGCTAAAATTTCTACTTGATTGTATTGTAAACTGGATACATATTGCGACATATCTTACGTGCCCGAGAGATTGGTTAATAACATTGTCTTCATTAGATTATTTAACACTGCAGATTGGGGGGTAGAAGGCATGACCACTGTTTGTGATCCACCAGAACCACTGGATATAACGACAGGCGCTTGTTGACCCTGACTAATAGGCATTAAAACAACACTTTGTTGTACTGTTGCGTATGAAGGATATTGTTGTACCTGTTGTGGTTTAGTCGCTTGTTGTGGAACTGATTGTATTTGAGATTGTGGCGTTACTTGTTGTTGGGCAGATATAATATCGGGAAGATTTCTTGCATATTGAACTGCAGCAGATGTTTGACTTCCAACAACCCTTCTTCCTTGAAGCTCACTACCAGCGATTCTTACTGCATTACTGTCCCCAACAAATTCTGCACCTTTGTATTTTTCTCTGATTGCCTTTGCACTATCCATCGTCAAGTGAAGTGGATCAGATGAACTATACATACCCTTCTCTACCTGAGCACCACCCATCTTTGCAGCCTCAACCGAAGCTTTATGTGCAACAGCATATGCAGATTCATTTGGTGGAACAATAATTGGAGTATATCCTTTCCTCCTTAGATCATTGATAATTTGTAAAGTGTCTTGTTTTACTTTTTCTGGATCATTTGAAGTGTTGGTTCCCGTTGCAACAACTGCATATTTACCTCCAGTTTGACCCATTACCCCTGTTTGGGAAGTTACTTTTGGTTTTACTTGAACATTTCCACCGAATCTGAAATACTTATCATCATTATTTCCCGCTGAGGGATCTACTGAACCAGATCCTGCAGGTGCATATTCATAGTGTAGGTGTGGTCCTGTTGAATTGCCAGATCCGTATGCACCCTCTGCTCCTCCACTGTATCCTATTAAAGTTCCCGGTTCTATTTTTTGGCCTTGAGATACTGAAGCTCTACTTAAATGTAAATATCTTGTATGCGATCCATCTGTGTGGTCAATATAAACAGATAAATTGCCACCACTGTCCAATCCACTAAAAGCAACTGTTCCTGGTTGAATAACACTAATCGGAGTTCCTACATTTACCGGATAATCTATTCCATAATGTTTTCTTCCCCAACGGTTACCATATGGTGAACCTCTTTTTGAACTTGGGAGTGAGCCACCAGATACCGAGTAGTCTCCAGTTTCTCCAGTTTGTTGATTGTTATTTACCAACTCTGGGGTTTCTGGTTCTAAAGGTTGCTCATCAGATTCTTCATCAGCATCAGTACCTTCATAATCCCCCGTAGTTGGTCCCAACAATCCCCTAGCAGTTATTTGTTCGAACCTATAAACCACTGAATCAAACTTTGACATTACATCGGATATCGTTACTTGAGTTGCAATTGCTGCCTGTTGTTTTTGTTTTACTTCCTGTTCTTTTAATTTTCTTTCCGTCTTTTCTTTTGCAATTCCTTCACCGGTTTCATATGCACGATCTCCAACCCAACCACCAGCCATGCCTCCAAGGGCACTACCTACCATAAAACCTACCCCAGGGATGGGAATGAGTGCCTGACCTATTGCTCCACCAAGCAAACTTCCAGCAAGTGCTCCTCCAGCACCTGCAGCTGCTTTACCTACAGACTCTCCTTCCGCAAGACCAGTTGCAAAGTCCAATCCCGCAAAAACAGCATTAGCAATTCCCAAAGCTCTGATGCCACCAAATCTTACTTTAGCTCCTTTAGGTATTGGTTTTCCTGCAGGAGTATTTGGTTTTACTTTCCTATTTCCACCAAAAAAGTCCCCAACAAAGGATGCAGCATCAAGAGCACCACTTGCTAAACCACTCAGTAAATTTCCACTTCTACCAAAAGACGCATTTACATTAGCGGATAAAGCTTTTTTAAGTTTTTTCTCATTAAACTTAATGGATTCCAAACCTTTTGTTTGGACTTCCATAAATCTCAAAAAATTAGCAAAAGAATTTTTACCTCGATTCAGTCCAGATTTGGAACGATTGAGTTTTACTATATTATTTGCTGAACTTAGTAGGGAAGATGATATTTGCATTATCCGTCAACAATGTTATATACAATTCTTGAGTATAATGTAAGGAAATTATCTGCATTTCCAGAAGGCAAGAATGGTAGAGGTTGTTTACTACCTCCACCTCCACCTGCAACAACTGGTTGTTGTGATCCTTGTTGTCCTCCAATAGGAACAACGGTCACCTGAGGAGCACTGGAGACTGGGATTACTGGTTGTGATACTTGTTGTGCAACTTGTTGTTGAGTTTGTTGTTGAGTTGATGCAGGTGTTATCCCTGGTTGTTGTACCGCAGCAGCTTGAGCAGTTGCTTGAGGAGTAGTGGGTGAACCTTGGGCTTTAACCAAATATTGATCATATCGTTTCTTAGCCTCGGCATAAGATATTTTTCTCATCCCTTCCCACGCCGGCATACTCCCAGCTATTCTATAATTTTTTTCATCAAGTGGTTTATTGGGATCTCCACCAAGAGCCACTTGGTGAGCTAATGCAATTTTATCTTGATTTTCTGGACTATACAAGTCTGTTGGTTTAAGACCTGCAGCAGCCATTACACTCTTCATTGTATCTGGGTGGAATTGATATCTACCAGCAGCATTTGAAGAAAATCCACCATAACTAATTTTTCTTCCACCAAATCTTTGTGGCAAAACTCCATATGTTCCAGCTTTAGGAGCACTGTATGCCATATCATATACTTCTTGGAAAGTCATCTTTGTAAGTTCTGGAACTTCTTCACCTCCGACGACTGTATTATATGAACCAGCTTCTGTTGATCCCACTGTCGCTAAGAATGCTTTTGCTTCTGGAGTATCCGCACTAATTTGAGATGGATCTACAGTCCGCCCAGGTCCGGCGCCTGGTGCAGACGAAGGCGATGTAGATGGTTTTGCAGCAGTTGAAGATCCAGAAGATGAACTTGATTGTTTTTGTTCGGGTTTTGTGTTAGCTAAAGAATTTATAGCCCTAGAAAATCTGTCAAGAATTTCATTAAACTTATCTAACATTGGGCCAGACAATCCACCACCAGTTTCTGTTGGAACCGCTTCAACATCTTGACCAACTTTTGCAAGAGCACTTGTAGCAAGAGCCGCTCCACCTCCAGCTAGAGCAGCACCACCCAACATCATACCAGGGCGTCTTCTCATTGCTCTCATTAATCCGCCTGGAGCACTCTTTTTTAGTCCCCCACCAGGTACTCTAACATCTAAATTTAATCCACTTCCACCAGCACTCGCAGTTGGTAAGGTAGATAATTGATCTACGATTCTAATTATTGTTCTTCTTATTTTTGTTGCAACATCAAATGTTTCTGCAAAAACTTTTTGCAGACTTTCCAAATTATTAGCTAAATTCTTTACGTTATTTGGATTAGCAAAGAATCTAATATAGTCAATCGCATTTCTATATAATCCCAGGAAATTCGATAGAATTTTACTGGGATTTGCAGAATCTATTTTATCAACTTTCTCTCTAAATCTTTTACCTAAATCTCCTAATCTTTCAGTTACAAATTGATTTACGTTCTGATTAATAGATTGGATTCTATTCTCTACATTTGTAAGAATATTTGATGATAATGTCTTGATTATTGATCCCAAGTCTGGTGCCTGAGGAGCAACCGCTGCTGCACCTCTCTGAAAACCTACGATTTTATTAGCAGCACTTGCAACAACTGTAGAACCAAGTGGAGCCCCTCCAGAAATAAAATTCTGTACTTTTTGTGGTGTAACTCTTCTCTCTGGAGCTATAACTCCAGGATTAAGCGGGGAACTAATTGCCACGATTTGCTGCCTGTTGTGCCTTTAGATTTTCTTCTTCAATATGTTGTCTCAATAGGGCAAGATAGATATCTCTTTCCCAAGGCATCAAATTTTCAATCTCAGTCAATGAGTATTTATGGAACTGCATGAGAGCGAAGTTAATACGATAATATGACTCAAGATCAATATGAGCCATGATCAACCGAAAAAACTTGTTAGACCCTCCAACGTTACTGTATTCTCTGCTTTTGTCTTTGGATTTGTAACACTAAATGTATGAGAAAGTTTAGGCATAGTTTCAAAGAACCCTTCAATCTTTTTAAATTGTTCTGAGTTCATACTTTCGATAAACTCAATCAACTCTTTCTTTGTGCAATCTGAAGCTGCCCATGCCTCTTCACCAGAAAAAATTGAATCAATACATGAAGAGATGATATCAAAAGATCTTTCGATGGTTGAAACAGATTCTCCACCAGTAGTAAAATCAAAATTGTTTTTAATGAATTGATCCAGAGAAGGATATTTCATTTTAACTACAATGTTATCATCAATTCTAATTTCCGTAGTGTGTTCTGGATCTTTCTGTACTTTTACTTCATCAACAAAAATTTTTACTGGAACTTGAGTTTCCCCATCATCGGAACAAGTTACTACAAGATCAATAGCTTCACCTACAGATTTTCCACGAACATTAAGGAAGATATATTCAATATCAAATGATGGAAGATCTTCAATCTTCACTCCTCTTGTTTGAATACAATCTTTTAAAACAGACTTGATTGCAAGTGTAATCTGTTTAACATCTTGGCTTTCGAGAGCAAGGATTAGAACTTTCTCTTCTTTTACTAAAAATGGTCTATATTTTATTGGTTTTCCAGTAGAAGGCAACTCAAGTTCATAAGTTGGCGTAGAAATCTTTGGTAATGGCATTTAAAATAACGAGATCAGTTAAATTTATTTATTGAGGATTTGAAGAGGTATTACTACTCCTCAAGTTTTGAGCAACATCTTGTTGTGCGATTTGTTGACCTTCTGCAATAGTTGGGGCATCATCCTTTCCACTAACCCTAGTTCCTGCATGTCTTTGTACAACATATCTGTCATAAGAAAATGTAACGGATGTTTTTGTCACAGTACTTCCTTCATAAGAAACTGGCAATGCAGTCAATTGTGTTGGGAAAGCATTGATAAATCTATACGTCAACATTGCAGGAGTTTCTGAAAAAGCTCTATCTGGTAGAGAATTATCTACTAAAATATTTCTTTCAAATTTGGTTACGGACAAATCTCTCTTATATGATTCCGGGTATTTTACTCTATAGTAATTATTTTCAGTTAATGCAGATCTTCTTGATGTACTTCCTGAATCCAATGGTTCATATTGAACCCCATTAGTACTATCATAAAGAGGATTCATAAAGTTTAACCACTCTTCAAACATGCGTATGATTCCATAATCAGAATCGACATAAAATTCTAGTGTTAAATCGGGAAACTGTCTGATAACAGCAAATTTTTCAGAAATTCCCTGTCTACTCCCAGATTCTTCAACTGTTGAGAATGATGACCCTGGAAGAGTTGCACTGTGACACATGAATTCATACTTTAAATTATTAATAGAATCGTTAAATATTCCACAATTTATCAACCATCTATTTACGTCATCAAATCCAATATCTGTAGTACCAAAAAATAGAGAAACCTTAAATTGGCTTGTTTGAGACAATTGACCAAAAAGATCTTGAACACTGGGTAGTGAAGATCTGAAGTCATTAGTTTGTCTGGGTTGTGTCATCCTAAGGTAAATAGGATCAACCCTATATGGATTTGATGGATAATCCGGTCTAAATGCCTCAGGCATTGATAAATATTTCTTAAGGTCTATACTATGTATATGAGTTATAAGGGTAAATTCCGTCCAGAAAACCCTAAAAAATATAAGGGTGATCCTACAAATATCGTCTATCGTTCTTTGTGGGAAAGAAAGTTTATGCGTTATTGTGACTTGAACGAAAATGTAAACCAATGGCAGTCCGAAGAATTTTGGATTCCCTATCGTTCACCTCTTGATGGTAAAGTTCACAGATACTTTCCAGATTTCTTTGTAAGGTATAAAGATAAAAATGGAAATACACGAACAGTCGTGATAGAAATTAAACCGAAAAAAGAAGTAGAGATGCCAGAACAGAATCCTAAAAGAAGGACTAAGGCCTGGGCATATAAGGTTCAGATGTGGGTTAAGAATCAAGCAAAGTGGGAAGCAGCAAAAGAATACTGTGCAGATCGTAACTATGAGTTCCGAATCATGACAGAAGAGGATCTTGGTATATGAGTTTCGACGGCATATTCCAACCTGGAGAAGGTTTTGGATACGATCTAATCAAACAAACTAAAGGAAAAAATGTAAAGAGTGACTGGTACACGGGTCAACTTAGGCAGTACCTTGGTGAACTTGAACAATTTGACGTTAACGAAATTGATACTGGCGGCATAGAAGTTGGTAGGTTATATCTCTTCATTTATGGGGCATCTACTCCTGGACTAAAGTTTTATGATACTCAACCTTTGGCTTACATTACAGAAGTAAACTTTAATGCAGGATACTTTATAGGAACGAATTTACACTATTTGAATAGAAAATATCGTGAAGGAGTTGCAAAAGGTCTAATAAATAATCACAGCACCATAGGTATACCTCGAAATACTATTCATCGTTATTCTTTTTCTGGAGTTAGTGGGGGATTTTTAAGAGTTCCAGAAAAAGATTGGCCTTCCGTTGCACTATTGCCCACTGAAAAATTTGTTGATAACAGAGGACAACCTTTCCCGAATCACAAAGCCTGGAGTAAACCGTAAGTGGCATATCAAACCGTACAACGAACATTCTTTGAATATAATGGGGTTAACTATGATCTTCAGTATGACTCCACAAATGGTAACGTTCAATTAATTCAACAAGGTAGTCCATCAGGAACTGCGCCAATTTATTATGACGGTGGATTTACGACATCGGGAGTTGGATTAAATATACCGACAAGTACACAAAACGTTTTACATGAAGATATAAAAGATAAAATACAAGCGGCTTTCACTTCCGGAGGAGGAAGAGCAAATAATCTTGTTCTTGCTCAATGGGTGCAACAAAATAATCCACCAGGAATAAATGTTCCCGTTCCCGCTCAAAATCCTACTAGTGGTCAGAATACTGGAACGGGTATTGGAGGTCTTCTCAATACTGCATTAAGGCCTGGTTCATCAATACAAGGAGTGGCAGTAAACAATGATATTTGGAATTCTGCAAATGCGTTGAGATTGTTCCAACCAAGTAAAACCAAACCAACTTTTAAATATCCGTTAGATCTTGCTGTTAATAAACAAGATACCATGGTCATAACCGCTCATAGATATGTGCCAGTCAATGCTGATTTATTGACTCAGGATAACTTTGGATCAATTCTTAGAGAAGGTTTACTGAGAGGAAGAGATAGTCTTGAAGAGATTATTGGAATGGTAACTTTTCCTATGCCTATGGGCATTATGGAACAGAAGAGTATCAATTGGGGACAGGGTGAAGGTATAAATCCAATAAATGCAGCGGTAGGTAGTAAGTTTGCTAATAATAGTATGGCTGCAATGGGCGGTGCCCTTGCTGGGGGAACTGTGGGAACTCTATTAAAACAGGTATTGGGTATAGGTCCTGGAGCCATGGGTGGGGCTAAAGCGGGAGCTCAGGGACAACTACTAATGGAAGGACTTACTGCAACTTCGGGTTCTACTGCTGGTCAAGCATTAATTGGTTCTGCATTGGTAGATAGAATTACTAATATGCTTGGTTATGGAATTTCAGCCGAGACTATTTTGGCCAGAGGTGCTGGGGTAGTAAGTAATGATAACATGGAGTTGTTGTTCAATGGCCCCCAACTCAGAAATTTTCAATGTGCTTTCAGACTTACCGCAAGAAGTAGAGAAGAGGCTAAAGAAATTAGAACTATCATTCGTTTCTTTAAACAAGTCTCCTCTCCCAAAAAAATTAGTGGAGTTGCTGGAAATAGATCACTATTTCTAGGCACCCCAGATGTCTTTAAAATTAAATTCTTGACTTCTGGTGGAAAAGAAATAGAGGGTGTTGCAAGATTTAAAACTTGTGCATTAACTTCTGTGCAAACAGATTATACTCCGGATAGATATTGGGTGGCTTTTGATGATGGTCAACCAGTTTCTACCACATTAGCTCTAACGTTCCAGGAACTAGAACCAATTTACGAAAATGATTATCAGGAAAGTATTTTGGATTCTAGGACGGATTTAAGACCAGTAGGCGATACTTCAGTAGGTTACTAATATGGGATACTTTCAAGAATTTCCAAATATAGAATACGTCAATAGATTTCCTAATGCGAAATCTAATGATGAGGTAACTGTTGCCAAAAATTTATTCAAAAGACCTAAAATGAGAGGAGATATTCTCCCCTCAGCAGTGCAATTCGAATATTATAATATTGAAGATGGTGAAAGACCAGAACAAATTGCAGAAAAAGTATATGGCAACCCCGAATTAGACTGGGTAATTTTAATAGCAAATAATATTATTAATATAAACGAAGACTGGCCATTAACTGAAGCACAACTACCCCAGTACTTACTTAAAAAATATGGTTCCGAATCTAATCTAACACAAATACGTCATTATGAGACTATAGAATTAAAAGACTCGTACAATAGAACTGTTATTCCTGGTGGATTGCTTGTAGATGAGGCCTTCTATCTGGCACCAGAATTCGAAACTCAAGATACTGTCCCACCAGGAATCACTTTCCCACCGATTTACTTGAATCCAATAGTTGGAATTGCAACCGTTGGATTATCAACTTTCCCTGGTTTTGAAGATACAGTTGGAAGCATATCAGTAACTGAACCAGGTAGAGGATACACGGAAACTCCAACTGTACTGATCGGAGATCCAACTCTAAGCGCTGATGCTTCAGCGACTGTAGGTATTCAAAGTTTCTATGTTAGTAGTCTTACTGGACTGACCGTTGGAGCAGGATATGTTACTCAACCGGATATAACGATTGATGCTCCGCCAGTGTCAATTCAGGGTATCGCAACTTGTGGACTTGGTACTGGTGCAGAAGAAAGTTTAGTAAAAACAATCTATCTAGATGAACCTGGAATTGGTTATGGATTAACCGCTCCAACCGTTGTATTCGATCTACCAAGAAACTTTATTTCTGGTGCATCATACAAAAACGAATCTGCAATTTCCGTTGGATCTGATCTGGATGGTATGTATGTGAGATCAGATGGATTTAAAGTTTATACTTCAAGTGGAACTGGATCTCCTCTCCTGAAATCCTTCAGTTTATCCAGAGCTTGGGACGTAACCACCCTTGTTAGTGAAGGATCTCTCGACGTGAGTTTAGTATTTTCTTACTGTAGTGGAATCGAATTCTCTCCTGATGGAGCTAGAATGTATGTCACTGGAGGAAAGAGTGGGGCGTTCTTTGTTGCACAATACAATCTAGGAGTTGCATGGGATCTAACCACCGGAATCTATGTTAATCAAACTACATTGCCTTCTCCAGGTGGAGTTAGATTGAGAAACAATGGAACCAGATTGTATAGTTTGAACAGTAGTTCTCCAGATTCCATCGAAGAATATGTACTAAGTACACCCTGGAACGTTACTACAAAGAGTCTTTTAGCAACTCACAATATCCAAACTCCAACTGGAGATAACCAAATTCTTGGATTCTCATTTAACCAGGATGCAACCAAGATGTTTGCAACTGGTGTGGCTAACGCCAGTTTATATGAATTTAATATGGATAGTGCTTATGACTTAAGTACATTAAGTTATTCAAATAATGTTTATGTTGGTGATAGAATTCCAAACCCATCAGACGTATTCATAAGCACCGACATTACTGCACTATTCATTGCTGGTGGTACGGGAAATAAAGTTTTCCAATATAATATTAATGTAAGAGCAAAAGGATTTGCACTTTTAAACGAATATGGATCTATATCCGATATTACAATAACAAATCCTGGTTTAGGATATACTATTGCACCAGTTGTTAATATAACTGCACCATCACCTGCAGTACAAGCAACCGCAGTTGCAAATATGGCAGGTGGATCTGTCGTAAATATAACGATAACAAATGCAGGATTTGGATACACATCTATTCCATCAGTAGGAATAACTACTGCTCCATATTATAGAAGAGCAGTTGGAATTGCAAGCATGGTTGATGGAAGAATAGTTGGAGTTTCTATCTTAGATCCAGGTAAAAATTACTACTCAGCTCCAGCAATTACATTCTTTGGTAACCAAAGTGAAATTTTAAATGTTCAAATTGATCAGAAATATTCTCAAGCAGACAGAACTTGGAAATGGAATGGTACAGAATGGCAAGAAAAAGTAACTGATGAATTTGAGTATTTGGATGGCCAAATAATTAAAACTGCGGTAGGTTCTCAAATTGCACAACCAGTTACTAACTATGAGTATGAAATATCCTTGAATGAATCAAAAAGACTTATTGTTATACCAAAACCAGAGTTTATTCCAATTATTCTTAAGGATTTGAAGGGAATGATGAAGTATTCCATCTCTTCTTCTAAAAAGAACGATAAACTTAAGAATACTTATAATCCAAAACTTAGTGGGGTATAAAAAAATCCCTGACCTTCAAAAAAGCCAGGGAAATTTTTTCTTATTTTAACGACAGGGGACTCTAAAAGAGTCTCTCCATCTTCTTACATATCCAGGACGATATATGTCTCCTGGTACATATTCTTCTTTATAAACTTCTTTTGTCCAAATTTCAGAC